CGATACTGGCTTTGAATACCAGAAATAATATCCTCATAGGAAGCACTCTGAGGCGCATCACCACCAACTAAGCTACGCAATTCTTGATAGTTCATGGTTATCTGCCAATCATGCTTAACACGTTGTTTAAAGAAGGTGTAGCAGTTGTGCTAGCAGTTGTTCCAGTTGGGAATAAACCTGCTATCTCAGGACGAGATGTAATATATTGAATGTCGGCAGGTGAAGCACCATAGTTACGCAAATCATTAACTGATACGCCTTTAAGCATATTAGCTACATCACCATAGTTTCCAGATGTTTCTGCTGCCTTCCAAGCGTCCATCAATCCAGTAGGCGCAGCAATAGTTGGAGGCGGTCTATATGTAGGGCTTACATTTGCGCCTTGAATCATGTTCACAATGCTTTGTGTACTAGGACGCTCGTTAATAATTCCCTGCGCTAAACGCTTTGATTCACCAAATGAAGGGAACAACTCACGGAATTGACCTGCCGTAACTGGCTCTTGATATACGTTTGCAGGGTTAAAATTAAATGGTGCGTTAGGATTAGCAGGGTTATACATTACTGTTGGCGACTTAGCCAATGTCGTAATTGTTTTACCTGTATCAGTCGTAAAAGCCTTGTTATAAGTTGGTTGACCAAATTGGAAAGGTACATTAGCCGTTTTAGCCAAGTTAGCTACAGAAAAGTTAGCAGGTAACCTACCGCCATTAGCGGCAGCAGCTTGGTCAACTAAAGCCTGTACACCAACAGAGTTTGCTTGTGCTTGGGCTAACGTCTTACCCACACCCAACTGAAAGCCATAGTTAGGGTCTAGTGCCGCTACTGCTTGTGGTGTACCAAAAGCCTTGTAAACATCATCCATTGATTTAGCACTAGCCAATGCACCAGTTAGGTTTTTGTACTCAGTTGCTGTCAATGCACCAGTATTCAATGCAAGGTTAATTGCTGATTGCGCTTGCTCACCAGTAAGAGTATCTACACCATCCTTAACAACCAACTTACCATTTACAAATGAAGTGGTAATAGGTCTTTGCGTAACAGGACTAATAAACTGGACACTATTACCTTGAGAAGTCTGAGAAATGTTTGGCAATGTCCCATCAAGTTTATATGTCTGTGTAGCTACGTCATAAGTTCCATAGGGATTGACGTTTGCATAACGACCTGCAAATGGGTCACTTTCTAGCGCAGCAACATTAGCCGATAACTTACCAGCCTCACCAAGAACAGTAGGATTAAATGGGTCATAGCCCAATGTAGCCATAGCAGAAACATACTCAGTCTGCGTAGGGTTACGTCCTAGTGTGCTTCGATAACCAGAAATAATGCTCTGGGTATCGTAGTTATAGCCTTCTAAACTTTGGTTAAGAATTCCAGTACCACGCACAGAGTTTTGTTGGTTAGTATTAGTTCCACCGCCAGTTAAATATGCTTGTGCTTCTTTTGCTTCTTGCGCTGTGGGGTCACGCCCAAACTGAGTGTTATAGGCGTAATCAATTACATCCGTGAGTGCTTTTTGTTCTGCAACAAGTGGCTTTCCAATGTCTGTAGCGTATTTGTTTACAGCAGCAGTATCAAACCCAAGCACACGCCCAATTTGCTCTGCTGATACGCCCTGTTTAGCAGCTTCATCAGCTACAGCGTTATATAGTTCTGCGCCAGTTTTACCTGCAAAGTTTTTATCAATGTATTCTTTAACTAACTGGTCTGTGTAATAAACTGGTGCTGTAGCCATATTTAACCCCTAATTTCTACGTTGGATGTAATGCCAGCACCAATCTTCATTGCTTTCAATTGTGCTTCTGCTTCAAACTCTTGTTGCTTCAATGCAAAGTAAGCCTGTTGTTTCTCACGCTCAAGTTGCAACTTAGCCATTTCTTTCTCCCGCATCAATTGCATTTCAAGAGCAGCCTTCTGTTCAGCCATTTGCATATCAATCTGCATCTGCTGTTGTTGCATCTGCAAGTCAGCTTGTGCTTTAGCTTGGTTAGCTTGTATCTCAGCTTGTGTTCTAGCCATCAATGCTTGTATTTCTGGAGGCATTTGCTGTTGCTGTGGAGGAGGATTAGAGAGCATCTGGTCTTGCTCTGGCGTAATTGCTTTGTAGAATTCAGCACTATCTTTGAAGCCAGCAATCTCTACCATGCGTCCCAATGTGCCACGATACTGTGCAGGGGAAACGTAAGGGTTAGCAGGGCCGTACTGACCAATCAACTGTTCTTGTTTAGCAAGAACCATAGACAGCATAGCCATCTGCTCTTGTCGGTTTCCAGCACCCAGACCCACGTTGATAGACACGTCATATTGGTTAGCCCATGTACGAGGGTCAAACTCTACAAACTCACCACGCATACGCACCATGCGAGCCTTGTCTTGGTACTTACAGAGCAAGTGAAGGATGCCTTTGAACAAAGACTTAACGCCTGTCTCAGCAAATATTCGAGCAATCAGTTCAATCTTACCTGCGCCAGCTTGTTGCATAGAAGCTACTGCTGCTGCCGTTACGTTCTGCAAGATAGAAGGGTCTAAACCCTGTGAAGCATCACTAACACCTGTACGCTTAGACTGTACTGTGTCCAAATACTGAAGCATTGGGAAAGCCTGATTTGCCACGTTCTGCACAACTAACTGTTGAACAGCATTAGGAGACTTGGCACGAATCACACCACCAGCAGTAGATGTAAGCAAGTCATCAAGGTTTACCTGACCTTCAACAGCTACCACTCGTGCATTATTTGTCAGATATAAGTTATCCAACATCTGACGAGTGATAGTGGTCTTGATTAACTGTAAGTCAACTGTTCTGTCAGCTAGTGAGTTACCAAAGAACTTATGCGGAATTGGAATAGGACAAATTGAGTGGAAAGGAACATAGTCTGTTTCCTCAATAATCTCTTTGCCTTTCTCATCTTGAAGAATCTCATTTCCTGCATAGAAAACTTGAGTCAAAGAAGCAATGCCTTTTCCATCTATATCAGTTTTGACATAGCACTCAAAGACTTCAATCTCTTGCATTGAAGGGTCATCAGTCTGAACTTGGTAGGGTTGCTCACCAGCAGCATAACGAGCCACACGCTCTGGCGTATAAGCCAAAGCATCACCCATCTGTAAACTCTCTACTTGGTCTTTGTTAAAACCCATAGCAATCAATGTGCTACGAGTCAACATCTGCCTATGAGCCACAAATGGGCTATCAGCAATAGTACGAGCCTTCTTGCTAATCAAGAACTCCTCTGGCGGTACGTTCTCAATCGTTACCTTGCCTGACTTTTTCTTTTGTTGCACAACTACGTTATGAGTAGCACCCATCACAGGCGCACCCATAGGGTCTATAACTGGCTGTCCCATCGGGTCAAATATTGGAAACTCTGTCGTATCTTGCTCGACAATCTCCATAGTCTCATCACTCATCAGCATTGCTAACTCGTCATTAGACAAGTCAAAATAACGCTCTTTGGTAATGTCTTCTTTGTCTTCCCAATACGCTTTTATGATTCCATTCTTTTGAAGCAGAGCATCCTTGAACCAATCATGGAGAATAGCCACGCCTTCGTTATCACGGCTAAAAACCCAGTTGCAATACTGTGTCGCTTGTTTTGCAGATGCTTCATCATTCGGGCCTTGAGGCTCAAAAACTACAATATCATCTGAGCCTGTAAAGATACGGACTAGGGAAGGCAAAGCACCATCAATGGCTTCTGCAACTTCACCTGTAACGATTGAAGACTTACCTTCTACCTCATTGCCATAAGGTTGACGGAGATACGCTTCTAAAGCCTGTTTGCGCTGCTCTACTGTTTCACTCTCAATAAAGCCAATAGCGTCATCAATCTCAGCTTGCAGTATCGACTTCAAGTCGTTCGTTTCCATGTGCATCCTTTGGAGGGCGACCAAGTTTCGGTCTTGACGAGGATTGTAACTCTTTTACCACATTTTCCAACATTTCGATGCGTTTTTCAAGTTCTTTTACCTTTGGGGCTAAATTTATGCCCTGCATTTGTACATACATTAAACAATCCATTTCGGTGCTGAGTTAATAGGCTTAGACCACGTTGAATGTCCTTCATCCAATCCAAGGGCTAAGTAGCGGAATGAGTCCGAACCATGACTAGACCAATCATGTAACGGACGCTCATAGAATATCTTGCGCTTCTCATCGTAATCTCTGCGGTAATTTCTCAGGCAGTTCAGTCCAATCTGCACTTGAGGTACGTTAAACCAGCACCTTGGCAGTAATCTACGGACAGCTTGGATGCCATCATCAAGTCCCATTCTGGGTGCAATCTTGACCTCTAGCCCTGATTCCTCAAGCATTTCCATTCGGCTCTTACCTGTCCCAAGTTCCCTGACCCTAACGTCATGGGGCAGAATATGCTCTGCTTTGAGATAGTCGTTGTCTTTAATCCACTTAACGTAGTGGTCTAGTCCAACGCCATGATTCTCGTAGTAGTCAATCAGGCGTACCTCAGTACCCACCAATTGAGCCACCCAGATAGACGTAGAGTCACCCATTCCCAAGTCCCAAGCAGTAAAAGTTCTGCTTAACTCCTCTCTGGATATCTCCTGCATATGCTTCTTTTCTTCCAGTTCATTAAGGATTTGACCAAAGTATGAACCCTCTACGGCAGCATCAAAGCTACACTCAAACTCTTGGCGGTATTTATCCTCACCCATCTCATTCTTAGCAGCCTTCAGTTCAATATCATCCACTACCCCTGTCTCTGATGCTTTGAACTCTAACAAACCCCATCCATCCTCTTTCTCAGCCCTGTCTCGCAGTTCTTTGAAGTGATTGTGTCCTTTAGGCGTACCAATAAAGAGACACCAGCCCTTCCTGTCAGCTAGTGCAGGTCTTACTATGTCTGTCCATATCTTAGGGTTCTGGTCACCAATTTCATCAAGAATGACCCCATCAAAATACTGACCACGGAGTGTTTCTGGATTGTCTGAGCCAAACAACTGGATGCGCCTACCCCAGAAGTCCACCCTAAGTTCTGAGATATTGCTTGTGCCACCCAGAGGCTCTGCATACTTCACAAGGTAGTCCCATGCCACCCTCTTAGCTTGTCCGTATGTAGGGGCTATGTAGGCGTATCTAGGGGCTTCCTTTTGGTTGAGCAAAGCATCCTTGATTAAGTGGTTAATCGCAGAGACTGTCTTACCCATGCGCCTATGAGCAACGACAACGCCAAAACGCTTACTGTCCATCAGTTCATGGATAGCAAGCTGTTGTTCTCTGGGTTTGTAGGCTATCTCGATTACTTCTGCCATTGGACGCTTATCTGAATGTCTTTACCTTCTTCTCCAGTTACTTGGAGTGGTAAGACCCTACCGATTAGTCCCATGAAAGCCTGTGGGTGTGTCTCTGCCTTCTCTACGAGATAAGCAACGCCACCTGCGCCCTCTAGTGCCTCCAGTATCATCTCTCTAAGAACAGCATTGCCCTTATCAAGACTTCCCTTCGGTCTACCTGCGCCTTCTCGTGCGCCACCACGATATGAAATGTTTGATTGTTTTTCAATCATTTTGTTTGACTCCTCTAGGGTTGGTCAAGTTAGTATCTGCTCACAACGAGCAGACTTAGTTATTTCATTCTACCCATCTTACGAGCAGCTTCACTTATAGCAATCGCAACTGCTTGCTTGGGATTCTTAACGACTTTACCGCCCTTACCAGAGTGCAGTTCGCCTTTTCCAAACTCGTGCATCACAGCACCCATTTTGGCTTTACCAGCTTTGTTCATCTTAGGAGTTTTCATAGTTTTACCATTTAACCTTGTTAGCCCAATATGCTGCACTCATCTTACCCTTGGCAATATTCTCAGCGTGACGAGCCTTGAACGCTTCGTTACGCTTTGTGCCATCAGCAGAACCCTTTACACCCTGCTGACCAAAACGGATGAGCTTTACATCCTCACCAGACTTTGCTAAAACAGCGTGAGACTTAGTGGGATGGCTAGGAGTAGCTTTGGGCTTGTTATAGCCAGAAAACTGCTCTGAACCACGTTTAATCATTTCTTTTTAGCAGTCTTAGCTGCTTGCTTAAACGCATCCGCAGTAGGTGCACCCTTGCTACCTACCTTACGCATACGCTCTGGGGTCTTGCCTGCTGCTTTCTGCGCCTCTATCCGCTTCTTCTTCGCAGCGATATTTGCATAAAGTCCGTTCATTTTTTTGGCTTATTTGCTTTGTTCTTTGCTGTACGCTCACCACGCATAGGCATTGGCTTTGGCATAGCTTTAGTCGCTGGCTTCTTTTTAGCTGTCATGCTTGGATATAAACCCATCATCTCAGCCGCTTGCATATTAGTAGTCCCCATTGTCATCTCCCATATTTTCAGAATCGTCAGTAATCGGGCCACCAGTTACCCAAGCAGTACAAGTACGTTTGGCAGCACACTTAAAGTCCCAAATCTCACAATATCCTAAGTCGCCAGCGTCAATAACTGCCCATGCGTCAGTTTCAGTATCACCAGTTTTTAAGCCTGATTCGATGCAATCTAGCATCTTAGTGGTTTGGATAAAAGCAGCGCAGTTTCCGCAACGAGACTTTTTAGCTTGCTCTGGAGAGTTTCTCCATACCTTAGAGATTTCACGCCAGTAATCAGCGTTTGCCTCGTTAGGGTTCATTGGGCCATAGTTAGCCTTATCAATGCCCTTTTGACGATTCTCAAGATTGACAGATACGTCACCTGTGGCAACTGGACACGCTTCGCCATTTTTCTCTTGGCTTTGTATCTCAATCTCAATTTTTACGGATGGCTCAAGTAAACCAGACATGGTTATCCCTATGGAGTTTATTTATTATCTCATAAAAAAAAAGAGGGAACAAGTCCCTCTAAAGTCTCAATGGCAACTGAGTGCGTCCATTGTGCGCTAATTAAAAAGTTTTGCAAGGGTTAGATTCAATACATCCATCTCATTCAGCTTTTCTACCTTCCAAATCCTAGCCTGTCCGTGTATGCCATTAAAGCTACCCTGATGGCAGTCCTTACATAAAGGAATACATAAGTATTGGTTATGCTGAACAATATGGTGTGCATCGCTTGGTCCAGAAGCATTGCAGACCCCACAAGGCATTTCTTTAATCTTTGCCAAGTGGAGTCGTTCCCTGTTATTGGGTCTGTTATTCACTTTCGTAAGCCGCTATTTTGGCTTCGTCTGCTTCTTCCAAGATGTGCTTAGAAAGACGCATACAGCCCTCAATCTCTAACTCTTGAAATTGTTTGTCAGTAAAGATACCCATGACATTGCGTCCTTCAAACCAGACTTCATCAATGTTCTCGTTGTAAGTGCCTTCTTCGTCACGCTCACAACTCATCACAACAGTAACGATTACAGAGCCTTCACCAGTAGTTGTGTCAAATTCGTATTTCATGATTTATTCCTTAAAAGTACCCTTGCGAATTGCTTGGGCTGATGCAAGTATAGCAAACTAAACACAGTATTTACTAGGTGTTTATACCTACTCTGTAGTTTTTACGCCAAGACGCTCACTTGCTTGCTCAGACCGCCATATATCAGCTTTCATCTGGGCAGCAGTCAGCATCCATTTTAAGGTTTCTTCCTTCTCAATTGCCACCATAAGTCCTCTAAGCAAATCAGCATACTCAATGTGTGCATAGGCTTCACGCTCTTGAGCCACAGCAGAATCTATCCCTCTGGCTAACGCATCCTTCATCAATAGAGCCTTCTTAGTCTTGCGAAACTCCTCAAGGTATATCCTTTGTGCTTTAGCCTCGGCAAACTTAGGTGCGTTTTCAATGATAAATTCAATGGCTTTGTAAGGTGCTTTCACTTAACTACTCCAATCATTCTTAATGCCGCCTCTGGGCAATCTATTCTTGCCAAGGTACTACCTGACCAATTCTCGAAAAAGTCGGCTTGTAGCTTCGTTAAACGCTTTTTAGAGTCCGTTTTAATCTCCACCAGAAAGGTGTGACCCTTGTAGCCAACCAGCAGGTCAACTGGTAAGCCAATAATCCAGACGTATGCCCCTGCACCACGCAAGGCAGAAACTATCTGGTCTTGGTTAGCATCAACTCTTGCTGCTCTCCTCATTTCGTAACCTCGTCATGCGGTTTCTCAAATCCAAAGTAGCGGACACGCCTCTGATTCGTTCCAAGTCCACGCACACTCCCTGCCACCAGAGCAACGCTTTGCTTGAGCCAATCATCGATTTCTTTTTCCTGTACCGCCTCAACCACTCTTGGGCTTCGCAGTCCTTGAAGTGGTTTAATTCTGCTGGATTCATTTTTAGGCCATTGAAAGTGATTCATTTAATCCCCGCAAAAGCAATCTATCGATTGGTCATCAAACATTTGCATTTGATTTGCTGAAAAATTATGCAATTCACGATAAGACGGATGCCCCTTATTAAATCCTGTTGATTCTTTGCTCATCTCAAATACATCACTTTCCATTTTTGCCCACCATAAAACTTTTTCAGGATGTAATCTTGCAATGTTAACTTTTTTGTCTACGCTTTTTAAAAAACAAAGGTCACAATTTCCAAGCAAAGATTCACCACGATGAATCTGTAAATCTAAAGTAAAAGATTGTTCAGACCAAAACTGGTTTATTGTTTCTTTTGTAACGCCAGACAAATAAAGTGGCAACTTGTTTTTGCTCATCTTGGCAGCACGTCTTGGCTCATCAGCACGAATTCCAACAAAATCATTGTTATCGTTTTCATCGTGGTCCCAACCAAGACTTCGCAAGTACCGATGTATTGTTCGTATCTTTAATTGACCAGTACACCATCGTTGCGCTGGATTAGGCAATTTTCTGTAATGATGAATACATTTTTCAAATGGCTCACCATTTCTACTGGCAGTTTCATAGTCAACAACTTTAAATGTTGGTTTGCCATCAACCGAATCCCATTCAAGCCAATTGATATGAACATTCCACTCTTTACTAAAATTCTCGACAAACCTCAAAGTTGCTTCGTCTTCTTTGCCTGTATTTGCAAAACAAACAACAGCGTCTTTAGGTAGGCTCATGTCGTGAGCCTCTAACACCTTGTAAAGCATATAAGCTGAAGTTCTACCGCCAGAAAAACTAACGCAAGTTGGCTCAATAATTTTGAATGGGTTGCTCATGCTTTTTTCCTTAATGAATTCATTGCTTGGCGAATATGGTCTGGCATGGGTGCAGCCTTTTTCGCATCAGCTTTAATCTTTTCTAACGCAGGGTCAGGCTCATTTCTGCTCGGAACTGTGAGCCTTACAACGTCATAAGGGTTTGGCTTGGGTGCGTTGGTGCTTCTAACCCAATTTCGCCATGTCGCAAACCAATCCAGCTTTACACCTTTTTGACCAGCTTGGGCTATCCAATAATCCTTAAATTGGTCAAAGGTTTTGACAGGGCTAAGTTCTGGGCGTTCTGTTTGACAGAATTCTTCCCATTCTTTTGGAAAACTAAAATCAGAAGCGAGGCGTTTGCCGAGTGTCTTCTTCTCTTTCTTTGTCTCTGTCTCTGTCTCTGTCTCTGGGATAGCAGTCTGCAAGCGTTCTGCTAGCACTCCGCTAACAACAGTAAAAAAGTTGTTATCAATCAATGGCTTCACACCAGCTTGGTAATCTTTCTCGCTAATGTGCAGACGAAAGACTAGCTCATCTAGTGAGCCATCAAAAACACCATCTTTTGACTCACTTGCAAGCAACCAGAGCATAGGTGCTAGTGCCTTGCTAGCAATAGGCAAGCGCATATAAGACCTATCGTTTAGCAGGTCACGATGTAGTTTTATCCACGGAGGGCATCTGTCTTTGTAATGTTGAAAGACTGCCCAATTCTTTGGCTGTAATAGCATAATTTCACCGCTTTATAACGCCCTTTGGAAAGAAACCTCGGCAGGGGAAAGGGTGAACCCTTTTCGGTACGCTCATGACTTCGTACCTAGCCGTGTTTCAAAACATTGTACTAGATAAATTGATTGTTTGTAATTTCGTTTGCAACTGGTCTGCCAAGCAATCTAATAGCTTGTGCGTTCATCACCGCATATTCAGCCTTGGTAAAGATACCTCTGGCATTACGAATATCAAATGGATTTAGCTTGTCGTAAGGCTCATCATTGGCAGCTTTGGTAGCTTCAATCATGTGTGGCTCTAACGTGTACTGAGAAACCCAAGAACGTCCCATCTTAATTTTTCCAATTTTTAATTTCTTCTTGTAGCTCATTTTTGTGCAACAAGCTGCAATAGATAGTCTGGGTATGCCAGTTAAATCCTCTAGTTGGTAGGATGTAAGTGGGCCATTTTGTAATGCCCTGATGATTGCTTCTTGTGTCATTTGAACCACTCTGGTCTGAGTTCTTTTAGTTGATAAATGCGTAGTTTAGGGATTGTCTTCCAATGAAAGACAGCAGCCCTAGTTATGCCGAGGATACGAGCAAGCTCACTCTGTGAGCCAGCAAGTGTGGTAGCGGTTTGTTTATCCATCTAAACATTGTAGCAAATAAATTATTTGTTGTTTTTAGGGTAAACACCTAGATAAATAGCTTGTTTAGTCTGTTTACTTTGCTATACTTGCGTCAGCCCACAACAAAACGTAAGTGGGTATTTTTAAGGAAATCAAGATGAAAAATTTAAAGCCAATCAATGACTTTGCTAAAGAAATGCTTATTGAGCATGGCCCAACTCATGCGTTTAGTTATGTTGAAAAAAAGTTTGATGCTTATGTAAAAGCACAAAATGATTCAATGGCTGACTACTATTGTTTAGTGTTAGAAAACTTATACGCACGAGCAGCAAAGTGGGGTTCAAAATGAAAAATAAGATTATTCAGACGCTAGTTGAGTATGTGTTAGCCATCGTTATCTTTGGCGGTATCGGTATCCTCTTAGCATGGAGAGGCTAATGAACACACACTACCTAACCCATGTCCGTAAGATGTTTCGCACCTATGATGCCCCACCACAGGTCATCAGAAGCTATCAAAAGCAATGGGTGAAGTCAGTACGCCAGTTGGGTGATAAATGGCTTGTAGCAAAGCCTATCGAAAGAATCACAAATGACTAAGCTAACAAGACAAGACGCAATTAAAGACCTGCAAGGAACTTACTGCTGCTACTGTACAGAACCCAAGACCTACGGCTCATGCTGTGGAGAAAACCACTTCGTACCTTTCGAGGATTTATACGAGGAAAATAAAGAAGCAATGATTGAAGAATATTTAAGTGAAGGAAATTCAAATGGTACATAAGAAACTCATGCAAGCAAGAATCCTCTTGCAAAACACACCTTTAAAGAAGTCTGGTCACAACAAGTTTGCTGGCTACTCATACTTTGAACTTGGAGACTTTATCCCCACGATTAACCAAATCTTTAATGAAGTTGGTTTGTGTGGTGTAGTGTCCTACGATACAGAGATAGCAAGCCTGACCATCACAGACACAGACGATGGCACTAGCCTTGTCATTACATCACCAATGGCAGACGCTAACCTTAAAGGTTGCCATCCAATTCAAAACCTAGGGGCTGTAGAAACGTACACCAGACGTTACCTGTGGGTTACAGCAATGGAAATTGTTGAGCATGATGCTCTGGATTCCTCTGCGCCACTTAAAGAGCAAGTAATCATCACGCCAGCACAAGGCATACGAGATGAGTTACCCATTGAAATACTAAAGTATCTTGACGAATTAGCAGTTGAACTGATTGCTATTTGTGAGAAAGATTCCAAGGCAGCTTGGATGAGGTTGGAACAGGAGAACTTAGAAGCAGACCAAAAGGTTGCTCTATGGACGCTGATGCCAAGTAATGTAAGAAGCGCAATTAAGAAAGCGAAAGGTTAATCATGGAATACGACAATACAAACCGAGGAAGTTTGTTCAAGAACGACAGGAAAGACGATGCCAAGTTTCCTGATTACAAAGGGTCACTCAATGTAGATGGTGTGGAGTATTGGCTATCTGCTTGGCTAAAATTAAGCAAGGATGGTCAGAAGTTCATGTCCTTGTCTATCAAGAATAAGAACGCTGATGCTTCGTTACAGCCTAAGAAAAAGGTTGTGTATGAGGATGATGCACCCTTCTAACCAAATGCGGAACTCTCTGGCAAGTCATATAGACTTCCGAGATTTCCAAGGTTTGATTCCAGAAAACTCGCATTTCTTGCCTAGTAACATAGACATGATTTGCGAGAGAAAGGGCTGCTTCCTAATCGGTGAGTGGAAGAAGCCTAACGAGAACATGGCTACTGGTCAGCAATTGTTGTTAAAGGCTTTTGCTCAAGTGCCTAACTTTACTGTGTTAGTCATTATTGGTAACACAGACGCAGAAACAGAAGTTGGAGATGTGTTCCAAGTTGTTTTAGGTAGATGTGTAAAAATTGGTGAAGGTCTTGATTTTCTCAAAGACTTTTATGTTCTGTGGTACGAATTTGCAAACTCGAAAGGATAGTTATGTCGTCATACGCACACATTGAAATGTTGATAATCCAATGGGCAGAGGCTCGAAAGATTATCCCTAACAGCACACCAGAGGTTCAGCTTCTTAAAGCAATGTCAGAGATGGGGGAACTTGCAGATGCCACGATTAAAAATGACGAGGATGCTATTGTTGATTCTGTTGGTGATGTCATGGTCTGCCTTATTAACTACTGTGTGCTGCAAGACATAAATCTAGTGCAATGTATGGAAATAGCGTATGACCAGATTAAGAATCGTAGGGGTATTCTTTTGCCTAACGGAGTCTTCCAAAAAGAACCTTGAGTCTTGTTTCTGACATAAAAATGTTCTACGATTTCATTGCAACAATCGGTTGCGTTAGGAGAAAATCATGAAATTTGAAATGGACATTGGTTATATTGAGAATGAGAAAATTACAATTGAGACATGGGATTTCGAGAAAATTGAAATCATCAAAACTTTTATTGAATTCCAAGAAGAACACGGCTGGGCAGTTGAATATGAAGTTGCTGACATTGATGAAGATGAAGATACAGAAGAAGAAGATACAGAAGAAGAAGAAACGCCAGCTTTTGCTTTAAACGCTCACGAGCCTTTATAAGCTACTTTGCCAACAGGTAAAGACCTACATTCGAGAACGCATAACCCGCATAGACAATCGCCATATGTGGGTTATCTTTCCATAGCTGCTCACCAGCAATGTAGGCGTAGATACCGCCTGTGACAATGATTAACCAAGCACTCAAAATGCACCTACGTCAATTACTTGGCCCCTAAATTGAACCATGTCCTCGTCAAACTTATGCACAAGTTCTGGCCACAGTAACTGTCCGTTAAAGAAATTAAGAACAGCAAATCCTGACCTGTGATTGTTAGGATTTATCTCAGCATAAGTAAACTGTGGCCCATCAGTCTCAGCTAAAGTTCCCGTATCCACACCATACCTAACCCCGTTGTAGTCGCTAAACGGAGTGACTTTTAAGCTATGAAGGTGTCCAGTAACGATAGACACACCAGCGTTTACAGTATTGTTGTGAGTTGCATGAACACCACCTTTGTAACGATGCTTGATAATTACATCCTCGGTAGGCCATACTGCCCAACAGAAGTCCCAATCTGAGATATGGTCTGTCAGCTTAAACCCTTGTACTTCCTTAAACTGTGGGGCTTGTTGAGCTAATCTATTGCCAAACCGAATGTCGTGATTACCCCATGTAAACAGTAGCTTTACATTGTGTCTCGCAGCTTTAGCGGTTTCCTCTATCTCACCCAACGCACCTTGCGTAGCTTTTAGTTCTTGGATAACAGAAGTTTGAGGTTGGTCAGTTACATCGTGACGGGATATAGATGCACCATCAAAGGCATCTCCGTTACATATCACCGCCTTGGGTTTGAACTGCTGTATAGCCCATAGAAGCCCTTTAAACGCTGTTGTACGTTGTGCAGGGATAAAGTGAGCATCTGAGAACACAATAACTGTTCCGTCCAGTATGCCAAGATTTACTTGTTTTAGCGGAGAAAATGACTTAGGTTTGTTTTTATCGTATTTCAGCCCACGATGGTCACTTGCATGAAGTGCCATGTTGTATTCTTTTTCAATCCATCTTCTACGCAAATGAACTGCCCTATTTGCAATGCCAAGATGGTCAGCTACTTTTTGAGCAGACTGAAGTTGACCCCATAATTGTATAAACTCGGTATCCGTACAGGTTTCGTTACTGCTTCCCATAAGAATCCTTTGAGAGTAATTTTTCTAGCAAATTGATGACCCTATGCTCTTGCATTTCAATCTCATCTTGTGATGATTTAGGGTCTTGTGCCACAGTCATTAGGTCATGTAGGAAAACATGAAGTAACTCATGCAAAGCAGTTTGGTCTATGCTCTCAGGTGTTATCTTTTCAGCACCAAAGTCACCCAAACGATAAACAGCAAGTCTTGCAGCAGGGGTAAACTCAACAGAAGCCATAGCCGCTTTAGCTGGCTTTATGCCCTTCTCAATTCTCCAATCGCCAAGACTAAGCACTTGCTGCCACTTTCTGACACTTTGTGCAAACAGTTCTGCGTGTTCTGGTGTAGGAATGTTAGGCATTTCAACACCTTATAGAAGAATTGTTACAGTTTAATTTAACAAGGCACATTCAGCAACTCTGCGCTTTGTCAGACCTGCTAGAACTTTACCACCGCCCTTGTTCCATAACATGAGTTGCTCTTTAGCCCCTTCCCAATCTTGGGCATTGATTTTCCGCTTGAGAGTAGAGGTTTGGAGTCGTCCACAGCCCAAATTGTAGGTGAACGAAATCAGAGCGTTGCACTTACGTTCATCAGTTGCAAGAATGGGACATTGCCTTAAAACGCTTGGCAGATAAGTATGCTCTAACTCCACCATTAACAAGTCATGGGCAGCTTGCTGGCTAATTGGAGGGTCATTCATGGTGACCTTTACTCCATTGGCATAGTAGGTAGAACCAAAGCCTATCGTTGGAATTCCTGCTGGACAAATATAAACCACAGAAGAAAATCCCTCGAACCTCTTACATAGTGCTGTTGCAAGTTCTAAGTTCATAACCCACGCTTAGACAGAGTTCTATCAAGAAACCAATAGTTAATTGTTCCTGATAGCAAAGCAGAAAAGTCTGGAGTCATCATAGTTTTGAAGACTTCAACGGCTGGCGCACCATTTAACCAAGCGTTGTATGCAAACCACACATGGATAAATGACCAAACAAACAAAACCCAATAGGTGACCACAGGACGTACAGAAGCAGAAAGTGAGGCTACCCATCCACCTGCTGCTTTAACCATCGTTGCTTGCTGTTCTATGGCTGATTGAAAGGCATCCATCACGCCTACGTCAATAGCTGCTTCTCTTTGTGCGCCTATTTCTGCGAGTTTCATTTGCCCACGCATTTGCTCTAAGTCGCATTGCCTAGAAAAAAGTGCTAGTTCGTGCGCCCTTTCTGACTTTTTATCGAGCCACTTGAGAACCTCTGGGGCCATCCTAAAGATGCCACCAAAGATTGAACCTAGTAAACCACCAGAAAGAATATCAAGCATGATTAGTCCTCACAATGTTTGCAATGATGTTTGTCGCCATGCGAGAGTTTTACACCCGCCAAAAGACCAATAAAGCCACCAATGATGGTTTGAAAAGCAGGGTGCAACATAGAAAATATTTCTGCGTTATCAACCTCTTTAGCCCATAAGCCTAAAAGAAAAGCCGCAACCATTCCTAATACTGATAAGCAAAGAGTAGAAGCTACCATTAAGGTAACAGAGTACGTCAGCTTACCTACAACATCTTGGTCTTGTTTCATACATAAATATCCAGTTTACGATTTTGAAATATCTCCATACGGAGTCGCTCTTGAACTACTTTTTTAGTGTAAATCTCAAATCCTATGTCTTGCAATTGAGTCTTTTTTTGCTTGGCTAACTCATTTGCCTTGTTAACTTCATGCTGTTTTTCTAGCTTTACTTGGGCAAGGTCATGCCTATCTGGATATCCTGATGGCTGAACAGTCGGAAATAGCTTGATGGTGTCAATCATTATGAATAAAAATCCAATAGATATAGTTCAAAGGCACTGCCAACCAAAGCAATATTTCTAACATATCCATTACTTCTTCTCCCTCTCAAGTGCATCCTTGTAAGCAATAACAATCTTATGTCTTAACTCTGCACTATCAGCACTACCAGCCCATTCACTCAAGTTATTCCATATCACAGTCATGTCGGAACTTTTACACAATGTCTTATGTTTTGTAAGCCAAGCAGACATCTGTTGGTGACGCTCAGTAGGGTTATGTACTGTGTACGCTATCCCATAAAACTCACGCACACTACATAGGTCTTTTCCTGTAGATTGAAGTGAGAGAGTTAGAACAAGTGCTACTAGCCATCTCACGGCATAGCCCAAAGAATGACATGACTACAAAACATGACAAAACAAAACAAAAAGGCTAGAGCCACAATAGCTTCTAGCCAATCCATTATTTTTTAATCCATGTTTGCCAAATAGCACCAGCAGCCATAATTAACCCACCTATCCATAGAATAGGCTTGGCAGCAGAGGCAACCCAACCCAATACTTTAAAAGCCCCATCCAAGGCGTTTATAGCCTCTACAAGACCTTTTGTATTCTTGTCGATGGCATCTACCTTAGTCTCTACTTCAAGCAGTCTTTCGTAGATTTGGGCGTGGGTTACTTCTTGTGTCATGGGGCATCAGGCCATGTAACAGTCCAAGGAAAACCGCTTTGAGTGGTAATGTCACGCAAGGCTTGGCGGTATGTTGCCCATGCAGTCTTGTCCACAGGGCTGTCTGCCACTTGAGTCCAATCGCAATCTGCTAGTTTGTCACTACGGGTCTGACGCACAGATTTAGCCTGTTCAGCATCTTTAGTGGCTTTGTAAGCAGTCTCATGCTCAAGGGCAGTAGTAGTTACGCCCTCAACAGTAGTATCTACAAAGACAGGGCCAAGCACATACTTTGTGTACCACTTACCATCTACTTGCTCAACACCAGAGGCTTGAGAGTATTGGTAAACAGTTCCACCAGTTGCTTGTGGGCCTTCAAAGACTACATTAGCACCTAAAGCCTCTAAGACTTCAGTTGTTGTTGTTTCCCATGATGGGCCACCATTGGCTTGTTGATATGCACGAAATTCTGCCTCGTACATTACTGCGCCTGTTTGTGTTTTGATTTGCATGATTTTTCCTTACGCAATAGCCAAAAAGATGTAAGAGCCACCATTTACATTGATGGCGGCTAAGATGGTTGAGTTCAACGCAAAACCTGTTGATACTGTTGTGACAGAACCAAGCGTTGCTACTTCAGCCGCTGTGCTATTCATAAGTAAATATGGGTCTGTCAATACAGTCATGCCACGGGCTGTGTCATAGGTGTACCAATCTCCAACCGCATCAGTACGTTTGATAAGAACAAACCTTGCGCCGCCTGTAAAGCCGCAGTTTATGGTTTGGGTTGTGCCGTTGCCTGTGTATGAACCTACTTTGGAAACCCCTGCACAAGTGGCAAATAGGTAGGCAACATGAGTTCCACCTGATTGGCTTAAATAACTACCCACAGTAAACTGGGTTGATGTTGGCGTTGTATCGTTCCAAATGTTAATCCAATAGTCTGCCGCTGTTGTGTCGTTTAAAGCCAAATATCCATCATTGCCAATAAACGATGTGTAAACAAACCAAGACCCCGCTGTTGCTGAATCTCTACGTTTAACAATCATCATCTCAGGCACAACAGTTAAGTTATGCGTCAAGGCTTGAGCACTTCCCGTCCCTGTATAGCAAACCTCATCAAAGAAGCTGGGGGCGCGTTTGAAGAACTCTCCTACATAAGTTTGACCACCACCAAATGTGCTATTTAAATTACCATTGTTATTACTGTAGCCAGTCATATTAAACGTATTGCCAGACTCAGAATTTTCTGCATTTATTAAGTTTGTAGCTAAAGTAACACCCAATCCTCTCAAAATATCAGTTGCATATGTTCTAGCGTGTACTGCGCCACGATTTATACCAATAAACATATCAGGGAAAAAGCCAGTTGTAATCTGCTGAGTAGTTCCTGTACCCGACCATATATTAGGACTAAACACCTTAGTCGCATCCGTAGGCACTTTCATCGGGCCTCTGCGAATGGCTATGTAGATGTATTGATAACCAGATTCATTAAAATTACTTGTTATGGGAACATCAAATCCTGTAGCAGTAGGAATTGCGTTATATCCTGATGACG